CTCCAGCCTTTACAAATACGTCTTGGTTTAATACGTTTTGAAGGTTCACTCTTACTTATAACAGGAAGATTAACCTTACTGGGTTTAGCAGCTTGTTGTTGTTTCTCTGGCTTTGTTTTACCAAAGAAGTTTCCAAGTCTTTTGAAAAATGATGTTTTATCAGCCATTTTTATTCTCCTTATGTTTTGGAAAAGCAATGAATCTCATTGAATATATGAGCATTGCATAAAGCATTATTAATACTAAATAATCTGTTATGATATTTATCATTTCTTCTCCTTTTTCTTATCTTTTTGAGCAAAACCAGTACCAAGTGGATGTTCGTGTATCTTTGGATCTCCAGACGGGTTAGCCATAGAATATGGAGGTCCATAATCCTGTACTTCATTACCTTTTGAATCGAAACATGGTACTGAATCATCTAAAGATACTATATCATTAAAAAACTTATCTATTGCAGATTTGTTCATTTTACCACAATCACAAGAATATATCTGATTCTGTCTGTTTCTCAGCCGTGTCATTATTTCTTGTGCCCCGTAAAGGAGATTCCGTGTTTTACGTTCTCTAATTCTTAGTTCAAGATATTTAGAAAAAAGGTTATAATACTTATCCCTGATGTATTCATAAATAGAACCAACTACAAAGATCTTTAATCTGTATTGTTTCATGTTATTTCCTTTTGGATTTATAATAATTAAGCATTGGTTCATCAACATATGACAATAAACTCTCTATCCTATCAAGGATGGCATTTAAGACGCTAATACCATCCTCGAATCCGCGGTTATTTCTGTCAGGCATATGTTTTGATGCCTTCTTGATAAAAGTCCTTAAATGGACTATTTCGTCTTTAAGATTAGTGTTCATCTATATTACCACATGTCCAAATAACATTCTTCACAATAATCACTATGATCACCCCATTGGTCTTTGGTTTTATATGTATCACATTCACTACAAAGCCTATAGAATGTTGTTAATGGTACTATAAACTTTCTTGATATAATACTATCCATATCACAAACAGGACAGCCATCATGGTGGTTATGTAATGGTTCTGTACAAGATGATCTCTTTTTAGCCCAATATACAATTGGCCTTGTTACTACATAAATAATTGTCTGTGTAAACACCTTGAAAGATGTTAAGACAATACCAAGCAGCATTGTTGAGTATTTCATATTGGTTCCTTTCCTTTTAATGAAATATTAAGCCCGTTTCCTTACCTTGAGAGTATATAAGGAATACTATGCTATGAACACAGCTAAGACACTACCTTACGGGCATTAAAAAATGGAACCAGGGATGTTATTGATTTTCGGTCTTAATAATCTGGGTAGATTACAATCAACAACATTATCCCTGACTCCAAAGATTTGAGAGAAATAGGTTGTTCATCTCTCTATGAATATCCTTAATGTGACATCGTCATACCACATCCTCGACCGTAGTCTAAACTAATATTCTTTGTATTTACCACGAAATACCGAAATCTATTAATAATGCCAGACCCGTTTTAACAGATTCAATTAATCTAAGTACGGGAAAACTCTTTCCAACATCTACAGAAATATCTATTCTGGCCTTCAACATTTCCTGACTCCTTAATTGCCCTTTTCGTTGATTCGCACAACAAGATTGGCAAAACTATTGGAACGCTGTGTATTTATAGACCCTCGACTTAGTCTTTTATGCAAGCGAAAGGGCCAGCAACAGTATAAACCGACCCTCCGCTATTTTACCAGCTATCATAATGCCTGAACTGCGGAGTCCTGCATTCGCTGGTTAGGTTAAAGAAGATCACGACTCTAGGATACCCTACGGGCTAGCTTCATCGTTTCCTCTTTAAATTAAATAATGACGTTAGTGTTCAGATGTTTAAAGATATATTGTTTGCGACTTTCACACAAATACTTATATCTACTTTAATGCTTGCACAGCAATGTCAAAATAATGGGGCAAATAACGGTGAGATCGAAGTGACATGACACTGTGCTTTTTGATCTGCTAACATCCATATTTACCCCATTTTTAATGGTTGAATATAATACTTGCACTTTTTCGAGTGTAAGGATTTAAAAGGGGACCCATACTGTGATGGATCCCCATGAACTAAGGTTAGATGATGAGACTATCTCTCTACAGACTGAGATCTGAATTCCAGCAGTTTCTGGATAGAAGAGACATTCAGCTGTGAGGCTGGCTTTGTCCTATGACATTGAACATACTCTGTACCATCATCTGGATATTTACCTGCATACACATCGCCCCTGTAACCAAGCAGATCTTTAATCTGTTGGGCCATTGGCATGACATCAGCAGGAGTTGTTTCACCATTACAGTAGATAGTGAATCGGCCAGCATCATCCATGATCTTATCGACTTCAGCAGTTGCTGTGTCATATAACTCATGGGATGGCTCAGTCGCCAGTAGCCACAGTTCATCAAGAGTTTCAAAAGCAGATTTAACTATATCTACTACCGTTTTCCAACCCTTCTTCTTGCGTATAGCGAAGACTACATTTACTTTATCCATGTTAAGTTACCTCATTATGGTTGTTATTGGTTTGTTCTGCATAGTTGCAGTATCTACGGGGGATACGGGACCCATGGTATAGGGTTGAACGATAAGCGGTATTAATGATGTTCCTTCATCATTGATAGCAGGACGGTACGTTGACTCTATTGCACCTCAACCATCTCTTAAGTTCAACCATATTACCAATGTGCAACCCTATAACTTGGGGGGTGGGAACAGTATATATCACCCACACGCATTCTAGTATAAATTTTAGAGATTTTTTTGTAGATTTTGACATGAAGTATAGTAGGATATTAAAATATGATAGTACTACTGGGGGATTTATCCATGTGAAAATCCCCAGTGATGATATTGATAAGGTATTGTATATAAGGGATTATATGTTATCTAAGAATAGTATAGATAATGTTATTAGGAGGATGTTATATAATGATCCTTTTTTGCATAAAGCCACGTTTCAGAATTAGTGCTTTCCTATATAGTACTATATACATTGTACTATGTTATAATTATACTTCGGTATAATTATAATATACATAGTACTATGTTAGGTGGACATTAGTTTGCAGTATATCCTCATTAGGAACGGGGGAGTATATACTTTCCCCCCTCCTTCCCCCTTCCCTCCCCCTTCCCTTAACCACAAACAATGGCACAGTTATTGCCTGTAGGGGAATATATTTTGGATAATATAACCCGCAGATTGAAGGTAAATGGATATAAGGCAGTTAAATACCCTGTTTATACTTCAAGTGAGGCAGACGCGGATGGTATTTTTTTTAAATATTGGCAGGATTGCGATAATGGTGATTTCGGTTGTTCTGATGATGGTTATGTTGGTGAGTGTATTAGTCGTAAGTCTTACAAGAACGGTACTGAGGTATCTATGTCATACGGTAAGATGTGGATTGGCAGCCATAGGAAGTTATTATATGAACCGAGGCGTGTATCTGGTAATTTTGCAACAGTATCGCATAAAACATTTGAAGAGGTGGAAGGTAAGAGTGACAGGGCGAAGCGGGCGGTTAATGTATATACGATGATGATGCTTTCCGGCAGTCCCATAGATTGGGAGATGATTGGAAAGATTTACCGAAAGGATCAAAAGAGGCCCGATCTTACAGCAAAGAGGTTATTTAAGCAGGAGGTAATTAAGCACATGGTTGATGAGCGTATTGATAAAGCACTAAAAGAGCGTGATATGGGTGAGGGTGCTGTTCTTGACGTTATTGATGAGGCAATACAGTTGGCTAGGAAGAAGGAGGATCCTGCCACAATGCTTCGAGGGGCTGAGAATTTGATAAGAATCCTTGATATGCTTCCTAAAAGGGCAGTTCAGACTGATACTATGCAGATTGATGTGACAAATGAGATAATGGACCAGGTAGAGAGTCATAATGAGAGTATAAGGCTTGAACAGAAGAAGGAATTATCAGTAAATGGCAAGTAAAAGGCTAAATAAGAAGGAAATTCTATCAAATTTAAGTCGTGACATGGTTTTATTTGGGAAAGTAGCCATGCCTCAGATGTTTTCTGTTGAATCTCCCAAGTTTCACTATACTATAGCCAAGGATTTACTGGATAAGTCGAAAAAGCAGATAAATATCATTGCTCCGAGGGGTCATGCTAAGAGTTCTATCATAGGGGGTGTATTACCTTTATATCATTTGATGTTCGATAAGGGTAAAAAGCTTATTGTTCTTGTATCGAGGACTCAAGACCATGCTATTAAGCTTCTTGGCACATTAAAGGACACTATGGATTATTCCAATCAGTTCAGGCAGATGTTTGGGTACTGGGGTCAGCATAGTGCAAAGAGTTGGGCAAAGACAGAGATTGAGTTAAAAGACGGTTCCATGATTATATGCAAGGGTACAGGCCAGCAGTTGCGTGGTATTAAGGTTGGGAACCAGCGTCCTACGTTAATTGTGGTTGATGACCCTGAGGATGAGGTAAATACCAAAACTGCTGAATCTATGGAGCAGAACCTTAGATGGCTGCTTCAGTCAGCTGTTCCTTCGATTGATCCTATAAAAGGTCGTATTGTTATAATTGGCACACCTCAGCATGAGCGTTGTCTTGTAGAAACCTTAAAAGATATGAAAGGATGGACCAATCATCTGTTCAGGCCAGATATTAAGAAGAAAGTTTCATTATGGGAGGAATGGTTCCCTATAGAGAAGTTATTGCAGAAAAAGGATGAACTGGAGTCTATTAACCGTTTATCTGTTTTTTACAGGGAGTACATGTGTGAGATAACAGGTGATGAGGACCAATTATTTAAAAAAGAAGATATTCAGTACTATGAGGGCGAGTTTTACTTAGATAAAGAAAATAATGGGTTCATTAACTTTAAAAGTTTAGGTGGCGAGGAATATGAGAAAAAGATACCAGTTAATGTATTTACTGGCGTTGATCCAGCTTCCAGCACAAAACAGACTGCTGACTTCTCTGTTATATTCAATTTGGCTATAGACAGTCAGAATAGGAAATTTGTTCTTCCATATTACAGAAAACATGCCAAACCTCTTGAATTAGCTGAATCCATAGTAGATAATTTCAGAAAGTACAGAAGTTCTAAGACCAGGATAGAATCTGTTGGTTATCAGGAGATGTTGAGGCAGTATGTACTAATGCGGTGCGATGAGGAGCAGTTATTCATTCCTGGGCTGAATATTAAGGAAAACCCCAGAAATTCTAAATCATCACGATTAGAAAGTCTGCAACCAGCATTTGCGAGGAAAGAAGTATTCATTGCTCATAACATGAGAGAACTTGAGGATGAGATGCTTTTATTCCCCAGAAGCAAGCATGACGATCTTTTAGATGGTCTTTATTATTCTTACAAGGGACATTATTCTCCAACTCACGAAGAGACTGATGTTCCTCTTCTTGGCAGTATTAGTTTTAACAAGTCAGATTGGCTATTAGCTTAATTTATATTAACTTTCGCCCCAAATGGCAAATGAAAAAGATCCATTAGTACAGGAATCTGAAAAACTTCTTGAGCAGTATCATGGTGAAAGGGCCACTTGGGCTTCTCAGGCGATGGAAGATGATGAGTTTCGGAACAATGAGCAGTGGAAGGGTTCTCATGTTACTGAATTAGAGAAACGGGCACAGGTTGCTATTGTTGAT